GACTTCTTAAACGCCTTCGCGGTAGGCGCGCCCTTGCTGCCCGCCTTGCGCATCTTCTCGCCAGATCCAGCAGCAATGCGCTTACGCTTTGCGTGGATGTTGGCATATAAACCCTTAGCCATCTAAGCTCCTTCGCCCCACTGGACGCATTTATAATCCGTTGCGCGATATGCAGGAAACGTCTGCTGCGCGTATTTCAGCCCCTGCGGTATGGACTGTATGCACTGGCTTTCGCTCTGCATCACGGGGCTGCCAAATGCAAAGCAACCACCCTCAACATTGCAAAGCAGAAGCAGCGCCGTCCACATCACTTCTTCTTCTTCGCGTATGACACTTTCTTGCCAGACTTCTTGGCAGCGGCCTTGGCTTTCGCCATACCTTTGGGCGTATATGCGTAGTGCTTCGATCCAACTTTGGGCATCGTAACCTCCGTTATATCTTCCCGCATAATAACACTAAAACGCCAAAAAGAAACCCCGCGCGCGCAATGGGAGGAACGCGGCGGGGCCAAGTTGCGCGAGACAGGGAGGAAACTCGCTTGAGGCATAGATAGCGGGAGCAATAACGCTTGTCTATGTGTGGGTAGGGTAAACTTTTTTACAAAGTCACGCAATCCCCTGCAAATTGCGCCTGAGCGCACCACGCCAACGTGACATCGGCCCGCTCAGGGCCGTTGCCGCGTCAGACGCCATCGTAAGGCACACGGCGTCAGCAAGATCCGGCGAGCGCAGGCCACGCTTGCGCATGGCGTCCTTGCTCTCGGCAGCCATCTTCCCAGAGGACGTGAACGCGTAGCGGATGCCAGTAAGATCAGACAGCAGCTCGTCGTCGTTGGGCAGCTTGCACGAACGATCCTCCAGCCACGCCTTGCACTTAAACCACAGCTCCGTGCGCAAGTTGTTATATGTCTCCTTCATCGACGGTGCCTCGGCCACGTTCACGCCGCGCACGGGAGCGCCAAGCTCATGCATCCGATCCACGACGCCCGAACCTATGCCAATACTATCCACAAGGATCTCGCTGGGCTGCTGCGACGGGGGCAGCGCATCATACTCAGCCATCACGCGGCCAACGGTCTGCATCAGATCGAGGCCGCGCCACGACTTGATCTCCGTGATCACGTTGCCCTCGCGCTTGCAGAACGCGGTGCGGTCGGTGCCAAAGCGCGCAGGATCAATCGCCCACACAGCGCGCGTATTAGGCGCAACCTCGATGTCGCGCTTCATCGCGGCCTCGGCCAAGTGGTACGGCACGATCGTGTCATCGTCAGCCAATGGAAACTCGCCAAGCACGCGGATGCGAAACGCGTTGCTCTCCTCCCCGTAGCGCATGCGCATCTCGTCAACGAACTCGTCTGACACAAGCGGGCTGTCAACGCACGACCAGCGGCGCGTCCACCAGCTGCCAGCCATGCGCGTCTGGCTCTCGTAAAACGTGCCAGAGCTACGCGTGGGGTTGCTCAGCAGCACCGTGGTGGCGCTGTGGCCCGACATGCTGCCCGCAGCAGCCTCAAACACCTTCTCCGGCACACCCGACGCCTCGTCAATGACCAGCAGCACATGCTCGCTATGCACGCCGGCAAGCGCCTCCGGCGTTTCGGCGCGGGACGTGCGGGCCGATATAAACGCCTCACTGGCCGCCGCCGTCAGCTCAACGCGGTCAGACTTCACCGTGACCATGTCCTTCAGATTAGGCGGCAGCTCGTTGATCCACCGCTTCATCTCCGCGAAGAGCGCGTCAAAGAGCTGGCCAGACGTGGGCGCGGTGACGACAACCTTATTCGGAAAGCGCAGAAACAGAAACCACAGCATCGCCCAGCTGGCAGACGTCGACTTGCCGGTGCCATGCCCAGAGCGCACGCTGATCTTGCGCTCGCCCGACGCAATGGCCGCCAGAAACTCGGCCTGATATGGCAGCGGGTCAGCGCCAAGCACTTCGCGCACAAAGCGCACGGGGTCGTCGTAATATTCGACAACGAAGTCGTCAAACGGGTTGGCGTCACTCATCCGACACCTCCACATATTCCGCGTCAATCGTGGCCGCTTCGGCGTCGCTGTTCACGCGCTTCATGTCGGCGCTAAACTTGCGCAGCGCATCCAAGTGCAGATCGCCAATGGAAAGCGTGACGCTATTCTGCGGGCGCGTGCCGTAGCGCTCCTGATTCATCGAGCCAGCCATGAACTTGCGCCACTGCACCTTCTCGCGCGTGGCGGCAATCTCCGTCGGGCTGCTGGCACCGCTCAACCCGTCAACCATCTCCAAGCCCTGCTCCACCAGCGCATCCGCTGCCTCGCCGCGAGCCTTAGCCAGCGCGGCGGCATATTCAGGCACGCTGTTCAGGCTCCTGCTAACATAGCTGCGCGTGCAGCCGTATTGGCGCGCCAACTCGGCGACGGTGACGCCCGACGCGATCTGGTCAAACAGCCAATCTGCGCCGCCGTTGGAGGCGACCTCCGTCAATATGCGCTTGCGTAACGCCTTGCCTGCCATTGCGTTTCTCCTTGTACGCGGGAAATTTTAGCGCGGGGCCATGGGTATGGCAAGCGCGTAGGGGGTGCGGGGGTGTGTGCGCTTTTCTATACACACACGCTCCCGCCTGAGCGCGAAGTGGGGGGGGGTAAATTTGACCAAACGGTCAAGATTTGCAGCTGGAATCGCATAATGTATATTATGTTAACTTTATTATGTAACGATATCAGCATGTTAGCGTTTTACACCTATCTATGGTTGTATCGATGGCGATATTGCTGCGCTGCGACATCGCAAAATTTGACCGTTTGGTAAAAAACGCGTATTCGCGCACGCGCGTCTGAGCGTCGGCGTGTCTGCCGCAGAGACTAAACACGCCCTCACGCTCGTTTTAACCACCGCTGAAGCGGCATAACGATGAAGCAGCTGGTCACCCCCCTATAAACCTCGATTGGCTCCTCCAGCGGCTTCCCAGCGTCTCTGAGCAACTTGCACAGCTCCCGCACGATAAATCCGTTGCCAACGACCTCCAATCCTTCGCACCTCGCGCGCTGCATCTTATCGTATGTGCCGCCGAAGCGGTCATAACTCCGCACGGTGTCCAGCTCAATCCTCGCCACACCCCGCCTCCAATTCGCCCGCTATCGCAGCGTAACCGCACACATCCACCCAGTTATCCGAGTGATCGCTTGAGCGCGACCGTGATACCTTGAGCAGCACCATCATCGCCGCCACGTCCACCTCCGTCACGTCCACGCCGAGATACGCCGACCACATGCCGGCGATGGTCGAGTGCGACGCCTTCGCTGACCCATATGTCCGCTGCCTGTCACCCGTGATCAGATCACCCGCCGTGCGCAATATGTCTTCCCTCGTCACCATGGTATATCATCCTCTATGTTTCCGTTGCCACTTTCATCCACCACACGCGTCACCTTCGCATGTGGAAACGTCTCAAACGCCTTCTGCAAAAACGCCTCGCTGAAGTGCTGCTTCAGTATGCACGCGGCATCCTCGAACGAGTAGACCACCCACTGCGGATACCGCCTGCGCAGCTCCGCGCATCCCTGCCGCGCGAAGCACACGATCTTCCCGTCATCCACCTCCACGCACCACGCGTGCGGCGACAGCGGCTTATGCCCCGCGCCTTCCGCTTCCGCTTCCATGCGCTTCCACCCCGCCATGAGCTGCGTGGCGATCTTGTTCGTCCTGACGACGTCACGTTCCACGACCGCCTCCTTCAGCGCCTCATAGGCTGCCTCGAACTTGCCTGCCAGCTCAGGCGTAACCAGCGAAGGCAGCGTATCACCCCACCGCTCCGTCATTTCCCTCGCCACGCGATCCAGCGGCTCCAGCTGACCCCAGACTGCCGCCGGTATAGGCTCCGTCCTTTCACCAACCGTGAACGTTCCCTTTGCTGCTATCTGCTTTGCCGTAGGCCGACGCCCTTTATGCTTAGCCATGACCATGCCCCCTACGCATCCCCATCAAAACAATCTCCGCACCTTGAATAAATACGCCCGCACTTCTCTCCGCACCTTGCATATATATATGCAAGTGGTGCGGCGGAAGATTTCTTGCCGTATTTACCGCACCCTCGGCACCACGCCGCACCATAAGTGCGGTAAGTGCGGAACGTGCGGAAACGCCCCCGACGGCGCTCATATCTTGGCCTTCACTTCGACCACATACACGCGCAGATCTGGCCGCTCTTCCTTCATGTAACTGGCCACTTCTTCAGCGTCTGCTTGATCCGCGTAAACGCCATCCGCGAACACCGGCTTCAGCACCCCTATGTCGCCTTCCTTCCGCTTGGCATTCACGTCCACGGCTACCGCCATATATTTTAGCTTGTTGGTCATACCCCAGCCTCCTCTCCCGTTATCCATTCACCCACCACCACGCACGGCACATCCCAGCCGTCACGCTTGCTTGGCGCAGACGTCTTGCGCAGCACGCCGTTCTCGATCCACTTGGCCACGATTGCCTTGGCCTTCGCCTTCTCGTGGCGCTTCTCCAAGTCTAGCCCCAGCACGTCTGCCACGGTGACGCCGACCCACGTCTTGGCCTGCACGTTTGCGCGGAGCGGCTCGCCCTGCGCTTCCGCGTCGCCCACCGCGCGCTGCACCTTCATCGCGTCACGCGCCGACACGCCGTCGAAGAGATCCGGCATCGCATATTCCGTGGCCACGCCGACATATTCCATGTTTGGCAATTGCACGCCCACCATGCGCCGGTACACCGCCTTCGCTGCTGGCGGTGCCAAGTTTGCCTTGCCGTCATCCACGCGGAATATGCCGAGGCTCTCCGCTTCGCTCACGCCCAGCTTCTGCGCGTCTTCCGCGCTGATCTTGTTAATGACCCGCGCCGCACGCGCCGCCCCGATCAGCGACCCCGCGCCCCTGACGCTGTCTATGGTTGCCTCATCCCCGTTGCCCTTGCGGATGTGATGCACCAGCGCCACGGCGCAGTCTGTCTCGTCGCAGACGCTACGCACGGCACCGACGGCTGCATTCATGGCCACGTTATCGTTCTCGTTAATCTGGTTTGCGCCGACCCACGGGTCGATCATCACCATGCCGATGTCGTTCTCCTTGATCTTGGCCGCCATGTAGTCAAGCATCTCGTCGTTGACCTCGATCCCGTCGCGCCCTTGGTTGGCGAATACCATGTTCAAGCTCCTGCCGGCGTCGAGGAACAAGCGCCCCCGTATTTCCTTGGCGGTGACGCCGTAGTGCAGCATCGCCGCCGCAAGGCGTCGCTGCATCTCCTCCAGCGGGTCTTCCAGATTGATGATCCACACCTTGCACGGCTCGTGTATGGCCTCGCCCAGCAGCGGCTTGCCCGTTCCGATGCACAGAGCCTCCACGATCTGCAGAGACGTCTTCCCGACGCCGCCCGCAGAGGCAAGCACGCTGACATGGCCTCGCACGTAATGCTGCCCGTATATCCACCGCCGCGCCGGTATTGTCGCGGGATCTATTGGCTCGTATGCAGTTGGCCACTGGCGCTCGCCTGCGATGCGCTCCTGCTTTACTTCCTCGACCGGCTTCGCCAGCGCCAGCGCCTCCCGCAGCTTCTCCGCGCCCGCTTCCTGCAGGTAGTCGTTGGCATCCTTTACGTTTTCCACGCCCAGCGCGTCGAAGCGCACGACGTGGACGTCTGTGCTGCCGTCGCCGCGCAGCACGTCCGACACCGCCTCCACGTCTAAGTCTGGATCTGCGCAGATCGTGACGTCTGATGCACGCGGCGCGTTAAACGTCTTCATGCCAGACTTGCCAAACGTGCAGACGATTGTCGCCTCGACGTGGCCCATGATCGCTTGGCGCACGCTCAGCGCATCCTCTGGCCCCTCGACCAATATGATCGCGCCGCCTTCATGCTGGTCGCCAATCCGCATGGCATTGCCGACAAGGCTGCCGCGTGAATACTTGTTGATGTTGTTATGCTCGCGCTTCTTCCCGTCCGGCGTCAGCAGCACCGCCTGCACGCCGCAGACGTCGCCCTCGGCGTTGGTCGCGGGAAATAGTATCGCTGGCCCGTCGTATAAGCTGGGGCTGAACCGCGCGACGCCCTCTGCCACGCCTGCGCGCATTCCACGATTATTCAGGTACAGCAGCGCCGGTCTGACGGCGTCCTTGTTCTCGCGTGATATTGGCACGCTGCGCTCCCACGCGGCCTGCGCCTTTGCGATTTTCTCGGCGCGCGTTTCCTCGTCGCGGATCAGCAGATCCTTGCTGGCCAGCCTTACGATCAGGCGATCCATCTCGCTCGGCTGAAACGGCACCGCGTCATCGTTTTCAAGCTGCTTCGGGTTTTCGCTGCCCCGCTTGAACCCGCTGCCAATGGTTGCCTTTATCTCGTGTTCCTGCAGCCCGATTGCCTTGGCCGCCGTGTGCAAGTCTATGACGCTGCTATCAATGTTGCTGGCGTCCATGTGCGCGTGCCGACCCAGCGCGTATGCCGCTAGGTTCAGCGCCTCGTTGCGACGCCCCTGCGGAGCCATGCCGATCTCGGTTACGACGCTTTCCCGTACCTTCTGAAAATAGTTTACGCTCATCCCGTACACTCCCCGTCATCGGCTTGGCAAAAAAAGCCTTCTATATCAAAAACAAAATCACCCTGACGGTTCAAATTGTCTTTGATCTCTTGATAGGAAACACCGTCATATCTGAATGTGTGGCCAAACTCCTTTTCTAAGTCTGCCCACCATTGCATTCGGTCTGGGTGATCTCGCCACATCTCTGCAAGTTTAAGCTCGCTCTTTAAAAAGCAGCCGTCGCAATTTGATTGCGGTGTTACGCCGTTGATGAGCGGAAGTTGCAAATCAAACGCTAGGTTTTGCTTTGTCCAAAACTCTGCAACATCAATCTTTGTTTCGCCTGCATCGTAAACAGGAAACCAGTTTATCCAACGTTTGTCCTTGCTATCTTTAACTCGTCTGGCTTCATCTGCTCGGATGCCGACTGTGTTTGTCCAGTGCTTCCAGCCTTGGCTAACGAGGTATCGTTTAATCGTCTTAACCTTTAGCTCTTCAGTGCATTTCCTGCGCATTGTGTTTGGAATGTACTTGCTCGCTCTTATCAGCGCTTCAAGCGGCTCACCATTTCTAGCTGCTGAGTTATGATTTACGACCTCAAACTTTGGCATTGGCTTTCGGTATTCTAGCCAAGTTATTGGCACGCTCCACCTGTCTGCACATTCTTGCACAAAATCGAGCGTCTGCGGCATCTCTCTGCCTGTGTTTGCAAACACAACTTTTGCTCTGTCTGGCAGATCGCCGTTTGCATATAATATTTCGTGCAGCATGTAACCTGACGTTCTGCCGCCGCTAAAGCTAATAATCACGTTTCCCTCTGGCAGTTTATATTTGCTCATCCCGCTTCCCCGTTTTAACTTTTGTTATAACCACGCCCGCCGTAGCAGGCGTGGAGCTTGTTATCTTAGAAGCCGAAGTCGTCTGCGTCTACAACGCTGGAAACGGGTGCCGCTGCGGTTGGCACCGGCTCCGGCTTAGGCGGCGTGCTGTCTGCGGGTTTCGCAATCCACTTGGATATGGCAAAGCCCAGATCGTATGACGTTCCCTTGCCGACCACGACAGGCGTGGACGTCGTGACGCTGACGACCGGCACCATGCCCTGCGCAAACTCTGGCGCGTTTTCCGCTTGGTTGTACAGCTTGGCGATGAACTGCCCCGTGCCATACGAGTTGTTGCTGAACTGCGCCTTGGTGCCGTCCGACATCCAGCAGTCCACGTCGAAGCCCTGCTTATACGCTGGCTTGCCTTCCGCGTCCGTCTCGGTCGGCTTCGGCGTTGCCTGAGATGGCGATGGCCATTCCTGCCAGTCGCGCATCCCGACGGCGATCTTGAGCCACCCAAACTTCACGTTGGCAATGTCGATTGCGATACCCTTGGCCATGTCGATGACTTCGGGATCGCCGCCCTTGTTTACCGTCCAGCGGTTCTGCGGAAGGTTGACCCGTATATACGCGCCGCTCGCGTCTGATGTTTCTCCGAATGATATTGGCATGTTTGTCTCCTGACGTTGTGTGCCTGTGTTATGCGCCGTGTGACGCGGTAAAGTTGAACGCCCAGCGCGGTATCTGAAGCGTTTGCAGCTCCCCATACCCGTAGCCCCAGACGCCCGTATTGCGCGCTATCGCATACTGCTCCAGCGCGTGTTGAACTGCCGCGTCGCCCTCGTTGAGCGTGCGCCAGTCAAGCTCGTAAACACCAACGGGGTAAGGCGCTTCCTTGCCCACGCTGATGAAGATAAACCTGTCGATTTCTTCCCCGATCAGGCCCATCGTCCTGCGGTAGAAGCTCTCCTGTATGTGATACCCGAAGTTGGCAACCTGCTTGGCGAAGCCTTCAGGGTCGGGCGCTATCGTCGTCTTCAGATCTATCAGCGCCCCGATGTCACGACGCCAGCCGTCTGGACGGCAGCGCAGATCCACGCCCGTCTGCGTGTCCTTCGCAAATATGCTGGCCTCGCAGATCAAGTCGCCGGATAGCAGCTTGGCCACCTCCTTGTTGCTGCGCACCGCGTTTGCCGCGTCCACGGCGATCTTGTAGTCGCCCTCCGTTAGCAGCAGCGCGCCATTGGCGTCGGCCTCTGCCTTATGCTGCGCCCAATCCTTGCCGCGCCGCGTCTCTGGCCCGCACCAGACGCTGGACGACAAACTTGGTTCGAACACCAATGTGTGCGTGGCCGTACCCACGTCGAATGCGCTGCTTTCCTTACGCTCGGCGTACTTGTAATGCGCCAGCGACTTCATGGCGATTGTCTTGGCGCCAGAGGCGCTGAGCGCGTCGCTCAGGTGGTATTCCTCGTTGGACATCGTGGTTGATATGGTCACGCCTTCCCCCTTCCGTAGAGCGCTATCAGCAGCGCCTCTGCTCTGTGTTCATCTTTCTTGCGCTTCAGCTCGCTCGCCCTGTCGGGGAACCACTGCTGCGCCATACGACGCGCCGCGTCCTTATCCTTTGGCAGGTTCATGGACCGCTTCCACACGACCGGCGTCACCATGGTGTAGCGCGTGCGCGACAGCGCCACGGTCGTCGTGATCTGGCCAAACGCGTACCCCAGCTTAAACGTCGAACTGACGCCCTGCTTTGGCATCGCCTGCTGCTTTTCGATCCAGATGTGATCGAGCCGATCCACCGACGTGAGAATGTCCATCAGCGCCACGACGTCAACGCCGCCCTCGCTGTAGACGGGTAGGTCATGCACCTCCGACCAGTTTTCACCGACCAGCGCCACGCCGCCTGTGCGGTAGCCGCAGTCTATGCCACACGTTACGATGCTCAATGCATGTCCTCCTTATCCGGCGTGCTGTACGTCTCGAATATGATCCCCATGGTCATGGCGATAGCGTCCTGCACGTCGCAGTCGTTTTCGCGCATGTGGCCGATCACAGACTGCAGCGCAGCGCCCAGCGCGTACACCTTGGCAAGGTCAGGCATCTCGGTGCGCTCGGTGATCGCCAGCATGTCACGCATCAGCGCGTTGACCTCAGCCATCGTGTTGCTGGCAACCGCTGACATCTCTGCGTGCTGCTCCGGCGTCAGCGTGAAATCATCATCCACGCTGCACGTCCACGCCATGCTCGTCCAGCAGGCGCAGGATGGCGCGCTCTGTTAGGCTTGCCATGCTGATGCGCTCCTGCTTTGACAGCTCACGCAGCGCCTCGAAGACGTCGGCGCGGATGCGCGATCCAAGTTGTTTCATCTGAGTGTCCATAATTACCTCCATTGGTCTGGGCCACTATAACGCCGCGTTAACATTGTGCAAGAGGGGGCCGTAGCCCCCGTTGATTATTGAACCCGTTGAACGTCTGTAACCTTCAACATAATTATTGACGAAAGCGGATAATCGCCCTCAGTTTTTTCGTCTAAGACTTTTACAACAGCCATGTCAGCGTCATCGGCTTGCACGAAGCGTGTGCAAATTGTTTCAAGGCTGTCTGCTTCACCAATTTGGTATGTGACTGAAAATTTGTTCATTTGCTTTCTCCTGATTTCCTATACTGTTAACGTAATGTTAACATCAGGAGATTGCAACCCCCATAGGCAAAATAGTTTGCGGAAAAGTAAAAATAGTTTTCCGCAAACCTTTTCCGTTTAAAACGCGAACTCTTCCTGCGTGCGCAGCCGGTACAGTTGCTGGCCCTCGATGAACGACGTCTTCACGATTGTGCGCCGCTCCCGCATGGTCTTCAGGCCAATGTCGATATGCACGGCGTCTTGCTCGATCATGCTGCACAAGTCGCCCACAGACAGCTCGCCATGCCTGCTCAGGCAGCGCTTGATCTCCTTGCGCAGCTTCTCCAGCGGCCACGGCTTATGGGCATACGCGTGCATGTCATCGCGGCCAATCAGCCTGCGCTTCATGCGCGCGTTCTCGATGATCGCCAATTCTTTCCAGCGCTCTAGCGGTGTTAGGCTTTCCGTCATAGCTTTTCCTCCATTTCATCGAATCGGTGTGCCAGCTTGCGAAGCTGTGTGGCCATGCCCTTCTTGACGTAGCCAGTGAACAGCGGGCGGCGGTCTTTCGCCTCCAACGCTTGTCCGGCGATCAGCGCAAACGTCCTGCCGTCTTCTGGGTGGTCGCAGATTTCAAACGTTATGTGGCCCACCTCAAAGCGCTCACGAATCGCGTCTGGGTGCCTGCGCTTAGATTTCATAGAATGCTTGCTCATAGCCGCTTCTCCAGCATCTCGCAGAGCGCCATGATTTCTTCGGCGCGCTGCTTGATCGTCAGGCGCTCTGGGCCACGCCCCGCGTCCATCCGCATGATGTCTGCCTTGCGCCGGATCGACATGACCA